GGAAGGATTCATTAACAACCATATTTGAGTTAAATGCTGTAATATAAGTGTTATATGCGAGAGTATCAATTAAGACAGAAAAATTAGATCCTTCAAAATCAAAATCCGTGAAATTTGAATTTGCACGAAGGTAATCTTTAATCTGTGTTTTAATCTGATCGAAATCTAGATTCGTGAATTGTGTAAAAGGCATTTTATCTTGTTGCCTCTAGTAAGAATGAAAATTGTTGTGTTGGGAAATCTTGCCCAATTATATCAAATATAATAGTCACTTCGAATTCATTATTATCTGGTCTTGGTTCAACTTCAACTTGAACATTATCAACTCTATCCTCAAAATTATTAATTGTTGTTTTAATTTGATCTTCAATTACCGAAGCAGATCCGTAATCGACAAATTCAAATAAACTTCTACGAACATCAGATCCCAACAGTGAATTAAAAAATCTTTCTGTTGGGATGGTTTCTACTAAATTGCGGACAGATCTAGAAATCGCCCTCTCATTAATCAAGACAGGAAGATCTTTTGTCACCGGATGTGGTTCAAAAGAAAAACTAATATCCTTAAAAGATCTGGATATTCGTGTGGCTGCCATTGATGAATAGATTTTCTTGATTATTTATACCTAGTGCCAGGAAGATCCATAGTTTGGTTCTGTACCGTATTCCCAATCATCATAGTCTTCATCATTGCGAATTTTTTCATGCAATTCAGTTTGTTTTCTAAGGTCATGACGTGGTGCAGAGTCGTGCATTACCTCTTGAATCACTCTTTTTGGTTGTTCAGTATAATCAGTGATTAATTTTGTGGTTCCCCACATCGAATACATGTAATTGGAATCTCTATCGACTGGTAAATTAGACATTTTAGCTCCTGTTTTAAACGAATAAAACAGAACTTTTATAAAGGAGGTTGCTATCTCCTTATGTCTATTTAACGATCGACTTCACGTAATGAATATGAGTCTGAATTGAGATATTTGAGTATTTCTAGGGCGATTAATTTGGGATTTCCTTCACCACAAGTGTACACATCCACTGCCAGACACCCATTTTCTGGCCAAGTATGACAAGAAACATGACTTTCTGCAAGTGCAATCACGACTGTACATCCTTGTGGTATAAAACAGTGTGAAAATACGTTCAAAACGGTCATTTTCGCACGTTCAATACCTCTAATCATGACGTTTTGTAGAGATTCTACGTCATTGATCAGGTCAAAATTAACATCATACACCTCTAAGAGCAGGTGTTTGCCCATTGAATATTGTTTCAACTCAGGATTTTGTAAAAATTTATTTATTTTACAAAAAGACCCCTTCTTCCGTAAGTATCATACTCATCATCTCTGATAAAATTTAAATCTTCTGAATAATTATCATCCCAAACGGGTATCGCAACTGAATTTCCGTAACGAAAGTCAGGATTGCGACGAAAATGAACTTCGATTAACTTACCACCAATAAATTCACAGTTAATCCAGGCATAATCTCCCTTTAAGTCTTTTAAAATTTCAGGAAAATCAACCTTTTGATCTATTTTTTCCCATTTTTGCCACTTATAATAAGGATCAGAAGAGTTCTTTGTACCTAAAACAACCAATTCTGATTCTTGATGATGAAAATCGACGCTTAAATGATCACCTTTGAAGATCTCACACCAAAATTCGGCAGGGTGTATGTGATCCGTATACTGTTCAATCCATTCATTACGAGCAAAACGCCCCATTCCAAGTAAATTAAAGGACGGGCGCACAATATAAAAATCGGGTCTGGGAACAGTAGTCCCAACTGGACCACATGTATATCCCAAAACCCGACTTAGAAACAGTTTATTATAAACCCAAAGGTCCGATGGATGTATATAATTCCATTCATCGTTACCATTTAGGTTATACATTAACCTTTACCTTGTCCTCTATACTTTTTACGAGCTCCATTGCGAGAAGACGCTGCATACTTAGTTCCGCCTCCATCGCCTTGGCGAGACTTCTTAGGGGGACCTGGAATATAAGAAGTGCGCTTGTTGAGACCACCGCTTGCTTTTGCCATTGTTTAATTCTCCAAATAAATTTCAGTTTCAAGTTCGCTTGGATTTGGAGAACCTGTCTGATAGAACTGTTGAGACAGATCCTCCATAGTATCGAAGTATTCTTCCTCTGTAAGATTCTGAAAAATTTTACGACCCTTACAGAGAATATTATACCGCTCTTGTGTCATCTTAGATAATTCGTGACTTCTCGTGACCAACGCGAATGCGAGGATCACACCAGATTTCAAATCCTGCTTCTTTTGCATCCAAACAGAAGGATACGTCTTCTCCACACATGTCTTGTACTTCACCAGATTCAAAGATTTGCATCTTCGGAGCAAACCAAGGATACTTCATATCTTCATGTTCAAAGACACCGTTCTTGATGAGTACCCAACCAAAACCAGTGTAATCAACGGTAAATGGCTTGCGACGCTTCTGAATACTTTCACCAGTTTCATGATTCATCACTCCACCATTGCCTCTGAAATCATCTTCATCAAGCCAGTGAGCAACTGAGGTGGTGTGACCATCTTCTGTCATGTACCAACCAGCGGCAATGTCTTGATCCATTAGAACCAGTTGCCAGAACTTTTCGGTATTGAAGACAATATCGGAGTCAATCCAAAGTTGCCAGTCATATTTCAGTTTACCATCCCAGGGTTTCTGATCAGGACCACGCAGAACATTTGCACCCAGACACTTACAACGTGCAAAGTTCACCATCGAACTGTAATCTTGTGAAATCTGAATACTTGCACCTGCTTGTACTAGATCAAAACAGAGTTGAACAAAATTTTTCAGATATGTATAAGAAACACCACGACCTGGAAGACAGAATACAATTGTCTTTCCCCGTACCATTTCTCTTGCCTTATCGTAGTCCCATTCAGGTTCTTTGGCGACTACTGGACTTTTTGCCTTTACAGTAAATCCTTTTGTCATAACTTGATTAATTTTCAATCATATCATACAGTATTATGTAGCGGTTGTCAATCGATGACTTCCTGGTAATGTAGATCTTCTACCGAGTAGTCTGTCTTCATTAAACCAACCATATTTTTAAGAGTACTCCAAGTCACATCAAATTCTTTTTCATCAACTGACTGAAATAAACATCGATCCTTTGCATAGATGTCATATTTTTTCATTCAGATACCTCTGAAAGAATAATGTCCTTACCGTCTAGATTAAACAGTATTTCAGTATCTTCGTACCATCCAAGTTCATTCACCATCCATTCTGGCAGTTTAATTGAATATTCACCTGTGATTGTATCAACCTCTATGGGGCGTTTTTCCTCTCCGGATTTTTTTCTCATTCTGATAGTTATTATTTTTGAATTATATAGCAAACCTTATAATTGTAGTTTATATCTCCGGAATTTTTTATATTGGGGGGTATGGGGTTTTATGAATTTGAAATGCCTTTATGATTTATCGCGCTTTCGTAACACTTTGTAGGTTAGGGTAGTTAGGTGTTTTTATAACGACCCCCCCCCTTATACCCCATCACGCGCCGCGCCCGACCCCCGCACCCGGCGGGGGACCTGCGTCTGCACGAACGCAGAGGGGGGTCACCCCCGCCCTGCGTGTGCCTCAGAGTACTGGGCGGCGATGGCGGTGGCGGGCACTCCCCAATGGATGTACTGAGAGGGGCGCGAACCGTTCTTCAGTTGATCGGCGCGGGAGATCCATTTGATCTGGCGGGTCTGGAGGTCAGAGCACATGGCAAGAGGGAAGCGGGTCATCGGTCTGAGGTGTGAACTGAGAGAATTGTAGAGCATAAGGGGCGGATGGTCAACCCGCCCCGCAGGGGTCAGTACCCCAACCACGAAAGGAACTCACCGCAGTCGATCCGCTCACCCTCCAGGTGCCCGTAGTCGGTACGCAGGTCGTCAAGGCAGGAATGCATGGCAGCAGACATCTCAGCGATGTGCCAGGCGATGGTATCATCAGCAGGGTGAGAGCAATCCCAGAGAATGTCCTCAAAGGTCGTGCCAGGAGCGTAAACGTTGAGGCAGTCGCGGAGGGTGGTGGTCATCGGTTGCTTGTGAACTGAGAGAATTGTAGCACAGAATCAGTCGTCTGCGAGCAGGGAGTCGATGCGCTCGAGCAGGCGGTCGCGGGCAGCAGCGCGGCGGTCGGCAGCGTACTGTGCCTTAGCAC